CACCTACCTAAAAACCTAGTCGTTCCATCAATTGAAAATGAAGAGGGGGAAATAGAAAGTTATTGGTATTCTAAAAATTGGTGTAAACTTAACCAATATCCACCCGTAGAATACCCAGCATTTGGAACTAAAAAAAGCGGTATTGAAATATATGTGGTTAAGCCATATAAAGCGGGTAAGAACTATTTTGCAGATCCTGATTATTTACCAGCACTACCATATTGTGAAATGGAAGAAGAAATAGCAAACTTCTGTATTAATTCCATTAAGAAAGGATTGTCCGCTGGGTATATTATTAACATCCCTGATGGGCAAACATTAACCCCGGAAGAAAAAGACGATTTAGAAAGAAAGATTAAAGCTAAATTAACAGGTTCGCCTAATGCAATGAATTTTGTTATTTCTTTTAATTCAAAAGATGCAGAGATAACTATTGAGCCATTCCCGGTTAATGAAAACCAACATAAACAATGGCAGTTTTTAACCGAAGAAAGCAAGCAGCAAATAATTACCGGGCATCGGGTTGTTTCTCCTATTCTTTTCGGTATTAAAGACAATACGGGATTCGGTAATAATGCAAATGAAATGGAAACTGCAGAGGCTTTATTATCAAAAATGACAATATCACCGAAACAACAATATTTAACCGATGCATTTAGCGAAATAGTTTCTATTAATGATATAACCCTTGAATTGTATTTTAAGCCATTAACAGAGCCTAAAAAAACAACAGATGCCACTTTGTCTCTTGAAAAAAAAAAGAGTGATTTAGAATCTTTTATTGAATCAGGAGAAGAAATAGATTTAGAACATTGGGAGCTAATTGATGAACGTGATGTTGATTATGAAGAAGAAGAAAAGATTGAATTGCAATTAGCAAGCACAGGAACAGCCTTTCCAAATGCAAAAAGCTCACAGGATTCAGATATTTATAAAGTGAGGTATAAATATTCAGGCAGCAACAACCCTAAAAGAGAATTTTGCCAAAAAATGGTATCGGCTTCTAAGGTTTACAGAAAAGAAGATATTGTTTTGATGGGCAGTAGGGAAGTTAATCCAGGATGGGGTCCAAATGGGTCAGATAACTATTCTATTTGGCTATACAAAGGCGGCGGAGATTGCCACCATAAATGGGTTAGGGTTATTTACGCAAGGAAAGATAGAAAGCCGGGAGTTGATGTAAATAGCCCGTTAGCAGAAGAAGTTACTGCAGCACAAACAAGAAAAGAAAGTGGATTCATACCAGAAGTAAATAATTCAAAGGTTTATATAGAGCCTAAAGATATGCCTTACAATGGATTTTTACCAACAAATAAAAGGTTTCAATAATGGAAGTTTTATTAATTAAGTCATCAGAGATAACAGCATTTACCCCAATGGGTGGTAATGTTGACATTGATAAATATACACCATGCATTTATGATGTTCAAATGATGGTTATCGAACCTCTTTTGACTTCTGAATTATATGAGAAGATTAAAACAGACTTTGCAGCAGATTCACTAACGGGATTGTATGCCACTCTGTACAACGATTATTTAAAACCAATACTTAGACACCAAACTTTTGCAGAATACGTGGAAATAGGCTCTTATGTTGTTGGAAATGGCGGTACTTATAAGAATGTTCCAGATAATGCAGAAGTGGTTAGTAAATCAGAGGTTCAATATTTGGCACAAACACAAAGAAGTAAAGCTCAATTTTACATTGAAAGAGCTAAAACTTGGCTTAAAAAGAACAATTTACCTGAATATGGCAATTCATGTTGTGATAAAAGCACTATAAAAGTAACGAGCGGATGGCACTTGTAATAACACAGGGTAGAGAAAGGAAATGTAAGAATACCATAGGCGGTGTAAAAGCTGCCTATTTAGCTCCGTATAAAAAGGTTTTACGTAGTGAAATAGTATACGACAAGGTATCTTTAACTGAATTCCCACAAACATTTGTATATAAGTTTGATTTGATTTCGGGAGATGTGTTTAATCAAGACCAAAACGATGCGGAAGGCGGTAAGTTTTTCAATCAGGATATAGAATTAACCTTTAATAAAATATCTGCATTCGATAATTTACAGTTTCAAAGAATGCTTAGAAAAGATTATTTTATTGTTATACAAGACAATAACAATAATTATTTTCTAATGGGGTTTAGAAATGGATTAACTGCCGATAGTTTGGATACATCAACAAACCAACAATATAAAATAAAGTTTTCTGGCATGGAAGAAGAATTTGCCCCATTCTGTGAAGAATTAATCGGAACTGATATTATAATTGTTGACGGATTTAATAAGGTGTTCCAAGATGATTACAATTTTGTTTTTCAAGATGATTTTAACTATATATTCATGTAATGGCATTAGCAGATAAAAAATTAACAGACTTAGATGAACTAATTGTTGTTCCGGCAGATGCATTTATACATGTTGTTGACCCTAATAACATTTCACAAAGCCCGGAAGGAAGCAGCTTTAAGGCAAAAAAAATAAACTTTGTAAATGAGGATTTAACAGCATCCCATTACAGGGGTAAATATAACGCATCTACAAACACACCAACTCTTGCGGATGGAGTAGGACAAATAGGCGATTACTATGAAGTAAGTGTAGCAGGAACCCAGGATTATGGAAGCGGAAATATTGTATTGAAAATAAATGATTGGTTACACTACAACGCCATAGACGGTGTTTGGCAAAAATGGATTAATAATAGTCAAGCGCCAACATCAACGGATAGCGTAACAGAAGGAGCAACCAATTTGTATTTTACTACAGCTAGAGTTTTGGCTACTGTACTTAGCGGATTATCTCTGGCGACTGGCGGTGCAATAGTTTCAACGGATACAATTTTACAGGCATTTGGAAAGATTCAAAAACAGATAAATGATTTATCCGGGATTTATCAAGCAATACTTATTTCAGGCACAAACATAAAAACAATAGATGGGTTGTCTGTATTGGGTTCAGGAAATTTAGTTACTAAAACATTACAGACAAATAAAAATGCTGCCACTACAGATTTGGCAACACAAGATTTAAATGGATTCTTAAGTTATGTAAATAATGTTACTTCTTTTGCCATAGCCGCAAATGAATTAGTCACATATATTATAACAGATTCAGGGCAACAATATACTATTAGGGTAAATGATAGGTCCGTAGGTATTGGTCAAACAGCATTGACAAGTAGTGATGTAATACAAACTGAAAAGGGATTTGCACAAATAAAAAGAGGAGATTTTTCTATATTAACGCATGCAACTTACATGCAGCCTAATAGGATTACTGAAAACATAGGTACTCTATTAACAATTACAGGAACCGCGGATGATAGCGGAACAGGGCCATCTTATGGGGGTAATACATTTGCAAGATGGGTAAGACGCAGATATGTATCATCAGCATCAGCCGGAAGTAATGTAAGCCATTCAACCGCAGCATATAGACCTATAGACTTAACATCAGCAGGGCAATTTTTGTTTAGTTGTCATGTTGGTAATGAGGATGCCTCATTTGTAACTAATAGCCGTAATTTTTTTGGTTTTTATAATGCTGCCTCTTTTCCTAATTTAAACCCTTCAACGGGTACGGATATTTTTATATTAGGTAATGACAGCGGGGATGCAAATATGCAAATTATGCATAATGATAGTTCGGGTTCTGCAACAAAAATAGATTTAGGGGCTAGTTTCCCAGCCAATACAGTGAGTCAAGACCATTATTTGTTCCAAGTTTGGAAATATTCAGGATCTACAGAAATTCATTACTATGTTAAAAATATTCATAATGGAATAGAAGCATCAGGAAAAGTAAATACAAATATGCCGGCATCAGGATATTATAATATTTTATTAAGCAGGAATAATGCGGGAACGGCAACTGCAGTAAAATTATCATGCAGCCATATAATCGTTTCAGAAAACAGATAACTTTAAATTTTTTAATATGTACAAGAAGTCTTTTAACGGGAGTAATAAAAAGAGATTCAGATGGGTTGGTTTTAATACAAAGCGATACCGATCCTGATTTCATTGAATTTTTGGAATGGGTTGCAATAGAAACAAATGTTGTAAATACAGTAGAGGCATTTCCAGGAGAATTAGAAGCCGCACAAAAAATAACTGATATTGAATTTGAAAAAAGCAAATATTTACAACGTTGCACAGATGGAAAAGGCTTATATGCTTTAATTATGTCAGAGGCTAGATATGATTTGCAACATGAAGATATTACGCA